CGTCAACCTTCACCGCTGTAGATCTGTCGCGCCTCCCGGCGCCGACGATCGTCGAGACCCTCGATTACGACACGATCTACGGCCAGATGCTTGCCGCGCTGCAGGCGCTCGTGCCGACGTTCGATGTGACGGTCGAATCCGATCCTGCCATCAAGCTGCTCGAAGTCGCCGCGTACCGTGAGATGCTGCTGCGTGCTCGCGTGAACGATGCCGCCCGCGCCGTTATGCCGGCCTATGCGATCGGCGCCGATCTCGACAATCTGGCGGCATTGATGGGCGTCGTGCGCCTGCTCATCACCCCGGCGAACGCCCAGACCAATATGCCTGCGGTCTATGAAAGCGACGAGGACTTCCGGCGGCGCCTGGTGCTGGCGCCCGAAGGCTATTCCGTCGCCGGCCCCGAGGGCGCCTACATCTTCCACGCGCTGTCTGCCGCGTCGGACGTGCTCGACGCCAGCGCGACAAGCCCAACGACCGGCGAAGTACGCATCACCATCCTGTCGCGCGTCGGCACCGGCGCCGCTTCTCTAGCATTACTCGACACTGTTCTGGACTACGTCTCAGCCGAGACGCGGCGTCCGCTCACCGATTACGTCACAATTCAGTCGGCGCAGATCGTCGAATATGTCGTGAAGGCATCGATCACGACCTTTGCTGGCCCCGACGGTTCGATCGTCATCGCCGATGCCCGCGCGCGGCTTGCCGCCTACGTCGCCAACTCGCACCGCCTCGGCCGCGACATTACGCGCTCGGGGATCTTTGGCGCGCTCCATACCGAAGGCGTTCAGAACGTCGTGCTGACCAGCCCGGTTGCGGACATCGTGCTCGATCGCACGCAGGCCAGCTGGTGCACGGGCGTGACCGTCAACCATGCAGGTCTCGGCGAATGACGCTGCTGCCCCGTAATGCAAGCGAACTCGAGCGCGCGCTCGAGGCCAGCATGGCGCGGCTCGCGGATGTTCCGGTGCCGCTTCGCGACCTGTGGAACCCCGACACGTGCCCGGTCGACCTGCTGCCCTATCTGGCGTGGGCGCTCTCGATCGACAGCTGGTCGAGCGCCTGGTCGGAAACGGTGAAGCGCGCGCGCGTGCGCCAGGCGCTCGCGATCCAGCGCCGCAAGGGAACATCCTCGTCGGTGCGCGACGTCATCGAGTCCTTCGGGGGCGTCGTCGCGATCCGCGAATGGTGGCAGATGGAGCCACCCGGCGAGCCGCACACCTTCAGCCTCGTCCTCAACGTCACCGACGATCAGGGCGCTCCTGCGGACGCCGGCTATGTCGATGCCGTGATCGCCGAGGTCTACCGGACCAAGCCCGTCCGCTCGCACTTCACCTTCAGCCAGGCGCTCAATGCGAGCGCTCAGCTCGGCGTGATCGGCGCAGCCCGCCCCGCGGCATTCGTCCGCCTTTCCTTTACCGCCTGACGGAGTCGATATGGCCCTGACCCTTACGATCACCGATGCCGGCCGCGCGGCACTCGTCAACGCCGAGCACAGCGGCACCAACGCGGTGCGGATCGCCTCGGTCGGCGTGTCGGGCGCGGGCGTGGCGCCGCTGCGGACCAGCACGACGCTGCCCGGCGAATACAAACGCATCGCGACGATCTCGGGGGCGGCGGTCGCGGCGGACATCATCCACCTCGTGGTGCGTGACGAGTCCGCCGACGCTTATCCATTGCGGACCTTCGCGCTGTATCTCGAAGACGGCACGATGTTCGCGATCTACGGCCAGGCCGAGACGATCGTCGAGAAGTCGGCCGCGTCGCTGCTGCTGCTCGCGATCGACATTGCGCTGGTCGGCGTGCCCGCCGACCGGATTACCTTCGGCAATGCCAACTTCCTCAACCCGCCGGCAACGACGGCGACGGCCGGCGTGATCGAGCTGGCGACCGACGCAGAGGCGGCAGCGATGACCGACGCGGTGCGTGCGCTGACGCCCAAGAGCATGGCGGTTATCATGACGGCCGCGAACATCATTGCCCGCATGCTGACCGTCGACGGATCCGGCTCGGGTCTCGACGCGGATATGCTCGATGGGCGGCACGCATCCGAGTTCGCGTTGCTGACCGGCGCGGCATTCGCAGGGGCGCTGTCGTCGTCGACCTTCGCCGCGGCGACCAACATCACCGCAGGCGCGACGGTCGCGGCAAACTCGGTGCTAATCGGCGGTCTAGCAGCTTGGCATCCGGGCAATGACGGTGCCGGATCCGGGCTCGACGCCGACCTTCTGCGCGGGCAGGCAGCCTCGTCGGGCGAAGGCGCGAACACCGTCATGACCCGCGACGGCAACGGTGACACGTCGGTGCGCAACCTTAACCTGTTCGCCCCAGTCGAGGCGATCAACGTCATCAATGTCGTCGTCACCGCAGCCGATGGCCGGACGCTCAAGAAGGTCACCGCCGAGACCTTCCTAAAGTCGCTCGATCTCGTCACCGCAGGCAACGGCGCGTCGTTTGCCAAGGCGCTCAGCGCGCCCTCGCTGACGATCCAGACAAATATCACGGCCGGCGCGACGGTCAGCGCCAATTCCTTCGTGGTAGGTGGGAGCCCTGTCTGGCACCCGTCAAATGACGGGGCAGGCTCGGGCCTCGACTCCGATCTGCTCGATGGGCAGCAGGGCGCCTGGTATGCCGATATCGCCGGACGGCTCGGCTATACGCCCGTCCGTCGTGGCGGCGACACGTTCACAGGGCCATTCGGCCGCGATGCGCAGTTCTTCCTCGATCTGGCGGGTGGCAATGCCACAATCACCATGGGCGACGGCGCGTCCGTCGTGTTCGACCGCGCCAACAATGCGTTCCGCTTCAATGTAGGCGGCGCCGAGCGGCTCGTCCTGACGCCTAACGGCATGTACGCGATCACGCCGATCATCAAAGGCAATGCGGGCAAGTTCCTGCATCATGCCGATGGCGCGATCGTCGGCGACACGATCACGCGCAGCGCAGGTGCGCCCGCGGGCGGCAGCGACGGCGACCTGCATATCGAGGCCAGCCCCGGCGCCGGCACAATGCGCCTCTGGCACAATTATGGCGGCCAATGGCTTCACACCTAGGAGAGACCCGATGAAGACGACGATCGGCAAATATGATCCCGCAACCCGCTCTGTGCCGGTCGTGTTCGATCCTGACGGCATCGCGCATGCGCGAAACGTGAACGCCTGCCACCTCGAGGATGGCAGCTATGATCGCAAGGGCACCGTCGCGCGTGTCGCCGAAGTGGCGCTGGGCGTGGCGGTGAAGGCCAATCTTGGCGTGATCAGTGCTCCGGTTGAACCGGACGCGGCTACCGCCTGAAGACTTCGGGTGTGGGATTGCATTCCACACCCGCCACACCGCGCGCGGCGCGAGCCGCGGCGCCAATGTCCCGCGTCATGAACGCGCTTCCCGATCCCCGCCGCATTATCGGCAACATCATCCGTCTTGGCACCATCGACAGCGTCGATCGTGCCGATGCGACGTGCCGCGTGCGGATCGGCGAGATCGTCACCGGCGACATCTGCTGGATCGTGCAGCGCGCCGGCAACACCCGCATCTGGTCACCACCGACGATCGGCGAGCAGTGCCTGCTGCTCTGCCCCGAAGGCGACACCGATGGCGGGGTCGCCGTGCTCGGGCTGTTCTCCGATGCGATGCCGGCGCCCTCAACCAAGGATCTGGATCTGATCCAGTTCGGCGACGGCGCGATCCTGTCCTATGACGCGCACGCGCATCTGCTCGTTGCGCAGCTGCCTGCGGGCGGCAAGGTCCGCATCGACGCGCCGGGCGGTGTGACGATCACCGGGCCGGTCTCGATTACCGGCGACGTGACGATCACCGGCAAGGCAACCGCCAGCGACGACGTGATCGGCGGAGGCAAGAGCCTCAAGTCGCATGTCCATAACGGCGTGCAAGCTGGCGGCGCGGTCTCGGGACCGCCGCGATGAGCACGCGCCCGAAAGCACCAGGCGAAACCGAAGCACCATTCTGGCGCCGCGCGCTGATCTCGATTGGTGCGCTGCTGCTCTTCACCGCCGTCGCCTCCGTGCCTCTGTTCGGTTTGTACGCGCTCAATGCCCAGATCGCCGCTGCCTTCGAAGGGCTGGCACGATGATCGGTATGAGCGCCGTTACCGGCAAGCCGCTCGAAGGGCTCGACCATCTGCGTCAGTCGATCGCCGACATCCTGTCGACGCCGATCGGCTCGCGCGTCGGCCGGCGCGAATACGGGTCGCTGCTCGCCGATCTGGTCGACCAGCCCATGAACGCACTCGGGCGGATGCGCCTGATGGCCGCAACGGCTCTCGCCATCCAGCGCTGGGAACCGCGGGTCACGCTGTCGGCCGTCGTCATTGAGCAGACCGGTCCCGGTGCCTTTTCGGCCCAGCTCGCTGGCCGACGCACCGACGTGACCGGCCCGAACGCAAGCGCACGTCTCACCGTCCCGCTGCCCCGCAGCAGCCCCACCGTTTACGCCTGAAGGAGCCACCATGCACGGCATCACCATCAAAGAAGTGACCGAGGGCACCCGCTCGCTCGTCCTTGCCGCAACCGCGGTCATCGGTCTGGTCGCGACCGCCACGGCGCCGGCTGGCGCTGCTACCGAAGCACTCGACGCGGCCTTCCCGCTCAACCGTCCTGTCCTGGTGGTCGACCTCGAGGCGGCGATCGGCGTCGCCGGCACCACGGGCACGCTGGCATCGGCGCTCCGCGCTATCGCTGACCAGGCAAAAGCCCCCGTTGTCGTGGTGCGTGTCACGGCTGGCGCGGATGCCGCGGCGACCAGCGCGAACGTCATCGGCGCCACGGCAAATGGTCTGAAGACGGGCATGCAGGCGCTGCTCGGGGCTGAATCGCAGCTCGGCGTGAAGCCGCGGATCCTCGGCGCGCCGAGCCTCGATACGCAGGCGGTTACGACCGCGCTGGTCATCATCGCGCAGAAGTTGCGCGGGTTCGCTTATGCCGCGGCGATCGGCGCCGACATCACCGCGGCAATTACCTACCGGGCAAACTTCGGCGCGCGCGAGCTGATGCTGATCCATCCGGATTTCATCGCCTTCGACACGAAGGTCGCGGCCAACGCGACCAGCTATGCGGTCGCTCGCGCCCTCGGCCTGCGCGCCCGCATCGATCAGGAGGAGGGCTTCCACAAGTCGCTGTCCAACGTCGCGGTGGAAGGCGTCGTCGGTCTCACCAAGGATATCCAGTTCGATGTCCAGGACGAGAACAGCGATGCCGCGCGTCTCAACGACAAGCAGGTGACCGCGCTTATCCGGGCGGGCGGGGGCTTCCGCTTCTGGGGCAACCGGACCTGCATCGACGCGACGTCGCCCTTCACCTTTGAGACCGCCACGCGCACCGCGCAGGTGCTGCTCGACACGATCGGCGCCGGCATGATGTGGGCGATCGACAAGCCGCTGCGGCCGAGCCTTGCCAAGGACATCGTCGAGACGATCAACCTGTCGATTGCCGGCATGGTGACCGCCGGGCAGCTGATCGGCGGCAAGGCATGGTTCGTCGCCGACAAGAACCCCGCCTCCAGCCTCGCGCAGGGCAAGCTGTCGATCGACTATGAATTCACGCCGGTCCCACCGCTCGAGAACCTGCTGCTCACCCAGCGCATCACCGACAGCTATCTCGCCGACTTCTCCGTCGCCTGATCGCCGCCGACCTTCCCGACCTGAAAGCTAGGAGCCGATCATGGCACTGCCCCGCAAACTGAAGAACATGAACCTGTTCAACCAAGGCCGAAGCTATATCGGCGAGGTGCCCTCGGTCACGCTGCCCAAGCTGACCCGCAAGCTCGAGGAATATCGGGGCGGAGGCATGGACGGCACCGTCAAGCTCGACATGGGCGCCGAGGCGATGGAGATGGAATTCAGCGCAGGCGGTCCGCTGCGTGACGTCCTGCTGCAGAGCGCGGCGCCCACCATCGGCGGTCTCTTCCTGCGCTTTGCCGGCCAGTATCAGAACGATTCGTCCGGTACGTCCGACGCGGTCGAGGTGACCGTGCGCGGGCGCCACGAAGAGATCGACATGGGCGAGCAGAAGGTCGGCGAAGGCGGCGACTTCAAGGTCAAGATGGCGCTCGTCTATTACCGCCTCGAGTGGAACGGCGAGGTGCTGATCGAGATCGACGTGCTCAACATGGTCCACATCGTCGGGGGCATCGATCGCCTCGCCGACATGCGCGCCATCATCCTCTGATCCACCCCGCCACCAATCCCCCCAAGGAATTCCGCATGAGCGACACCAATCCCGAACATACGACCGTCAAGCTCGACTTCCCGTTCGCCCGCGGCGACCAGACCATCGACAGCGTCAAGGTGCGCCGGCCGCGCTCGGGCGAGCTGCGCGGGCTCAATATCGCCGACCTGGTGCAGATGAATGTCGCCGCGACCGCCAAACTGCTGCCGCGC